GCTACGAAGTGGGTTCACGAACAGGAAATACAGTACAGACCACAGCGACCCACAGCGACCCACACGCCAACACAGTCCAACCTAGGGAACGTCGGGACGTACAATGGGGTTCGTTTCTGGGGCAGGAGGGTGCTGGGATTGTCCTTGCTTTCCGCCTTGCTGTCTGGTAAGGTGTGCCCATCAAGGTCATAGACCTCGCTCCAAGGAGCCGCCCATGTTCACCGAAACTCAAACCGCCGCTGATGACCTCGCCCCTGTGGCCAACGCCAACTTCTTCTTTGCTGGTCATGCCATCTGGACGGTGGCTGGTCCGCATGGTCGGTTCACCTTCCGCGCTCGTCGCCCGAAGCAGACCAGCCCTCAGATCCCTCCCTTGTTCCTCGGGGTGCTCACCGGCCCAGATAATACGGCCAGCTACACCTATGCTGGCGTCCTGCGCCAGGATGGCACGGTGGCGATCACCAAGAAGTCGAAGTACGACGCGGGCTCGGTGCCCGTGAAGGTCGCCACCTGGGCGATCCGTCAGGTCATGCAGGGGAAGGCACTCCCGGATGGGTACACGATCCACCACGCGGGCCGCTGCTGCCGCTGCGGTCGTCTGCTCACCACGCCCGAGTCGGTCATCCAGGGCATGGGGCCTGAGTGCGCCAGCAAGATGGGGGGCTGATCGTGGGCCTGCTCAAGACAGAACCGACGCCGTACGACAATCGGCATCACGCGGAGGGCGCGACGTATCGGTGCGGTACGGCTCGGGTGACGTATCAGACCAAGGGGCTTGCTGCCTGTAAGGAGCGCCCCTGGACGTGCGTGCGGGGTGGGACCGTGACGACTCTGACGGGGGCTACGGCAGTCGAGGCTATGTGCCTCTTGGGCGTGCCGGATGTTGGTGCGTGGAGGTACACCCTGTGAGCCTGTCCGTCAAAGATCGCGCCAAGGCCGAGGCATGGTTTGCTGCTTTGGAAACTCGTCGGGCGGTCCACACGCTCACCTGTGACGTTGTGTCCCCGATGGCTCCGCATCGGGATAAGCGGGAAACGCCGCGCTGGTTTGAGAAGGATCTCATCCCGGCTGGGACGCGCTTCGTCGTCGAGTACGGTGGGTCGTGTCGGGACGATGAGTGGCACCGTCTCGACACGCAGATGCCGATTGTGGTAATTGAAGTATCTGGGTCCGACTGACAGCGTGTCAATCCATTGTCCTTGACAGTTTCTTGGTCCAGGTAAGGTCACGCTACGGAGCCACTGTGCAGCATCCTGAACTCGTTTACGCCCCCGATCTGGAAAACCTCCAGGCCCCCACGCCCGGCCAACAGGCCATGGTGCCTGTCGATCCCGACCGTGTCTTCTCGCGGTTCTGTCGAGCGGTAGAGGATGAGGTGGATTACTTCGCCGGGCATTCGGCGCAGGCGAAGCTCAAAGCGATCAAGTCTGCCATGGCGCGTGCTGCGGTAATTCGTTTCGACAAGTCCGACTACGACGCGGCTCTCGCTGCGGTGAAGTCGGCGGAGAAGATTGATCTGTACCTCCCGCCCATGATGCCGTTCGATGAGGTGGTCTTGTACGACCAGCACGGTGCGGTGTTCTTCTTGGAGTCCGTGGACCACGAGGAAGGTGTGAAGAAGGCATACGTCGATACAGTCGATCTGGCTGCTGGCGGGACGCACCGAGTTACCGAGTCGGTGCTACGCGAGGCGACTGTGGTGGCATTCGGGTGTGATGGGGCGACGGACACCGCCCCTGGTTCCTGGTGGCTGGCCATCGGGCGCATCGGGATCACGGCTCCCTGGGCGGGCGGGAAGGGGCGTGGAATGTCGTGGAGCGATGTGGCCATTGCCACTGCGTTCACGTTCGACGGCAAGCCGGAGATTCGTTCGACGCTGTCGATGACCGACCAACAGGCCGCTCCGTTGGCCAAGGCGCTCCGGGCGGACTTCTATCATTCGGTGGTGACGGCGCTCGACGAAATGTACTACATCGACCTTCCCCGGCATCATCTGGTGGTGGAGACGCCCCGCTCGTACCGGCAGGAGGCCAAGGAGCGCCCGAAGATCCCCCGTATCGTGGACCGTCCCCGTGTCCGGATCATCAACCCTGAGCATGTGGCGAATATCCGCCCGGCTACTGCGTCGGACGGTACCGTCACGAAGCATGCGAAGTCCCCTCATCCACGGCGCGGCTACACGAAGTATCTGACCTCGGACAAGTGGGTGGCGAAGCGGTGGCAGCGTATTCGCATCCGCCCGACGTGGGTGGGTCCGGGGGAGTGGGATCTCGGGAAGTTCCAGTATCGGGTGGTGGTGCGGAAGAATGATGAGCGTTCGTCAGCGGGTGGCGCACCTGTGGCTGGTCTGTGACTGTCGTGGTAAGGCGTTAGGTTGACTACGGATGGCGCTCTGGTAATACACACCCATGCCCCGAGACAGCGCGGAAACTTTATCGAAGATCGTGGTCGCGCACAACAAGGGCGACGCGCACACGGCCATCGCCGCCCGGCTGGGTGTATCGCGGCAGTACGTCGGGTACGTCGTGCAGCATAAGCGCCTCCGCCCTCGGCGTGAGATTCTGCGGGAGAAGCGGGCTGTGCTCACAGCGGAACGGGCGAAGATTCGCAAGGTCGCAGCCGCCACTCGCCTTGCTCGCAAGGCTCCACATTTGACGCCGATGGCCCAGCGTCTCGCTACGATGTGGAAAGACCCATCAGTGTCGGTGCTGGACATCGCCCGTGAGTTGGGGACCACGCCGGAGTGCGTGATGAAGACTGCCAGCGTGTGCCGTCGCAACTTCCCGGATCTGTTTCCTCGCCGCGAAGGCGGCGCTCACAAGGGGTCGAAGTGAATTGCAATGAAACGCTGGAGAGCCAGCCGAAGACAGCGGATGAGTTGGTGACGAAGTGGATGGGCGGACCCCCGGATCTGGTCGGCAACGTGACGTGCCCGAGCATGCTACGCGTAGAAGTGGGTGTACGTGACCTGTATCACCTGTGCGGGCCGGAGTGGAAGGCCGTGTTCGAGAAGGTGACGAAGAATCACCAATCTCGTGTGCAGGCTGGCCATGCCACGGGTTGATTTCCTGGCGCATCTGCCTGTCCATTCGTTCGCCTTCGATCACACGGTGGAAGCCGTTGGGTCAGTGGATGTGGGGACGGATACCGCCTGCTACCTGACCCCTGTGCGTCTGGTGATGCGGGCTGATTCCTGGGAAGACGATCTCGACCGTATCCTCGATGTCCTGAACGATCCGACGCTTCGCCGCAAGATCGCAGCGGAAGTGGTCAAGCGGAAACCCGCACCCTCCGGGCCGCGCAAGAAGACCAAGGTTTGACCCGATGTCACTGACGACACCAGAACAACTCGAACAGGTCGCTCGCCGGACCATCGTAGTCGAAGGGATCAACGGCTCCGGCAAGACCACGTTGCTCGCTGGGCTACGGGATCGGTTCAAAGGCGAAGGCGTGCCGGTGTGCATGTTCCGCGACCCTGGTTCGCATCCTGTGGCACAGAAGCTCCGCGAGGTGCTGAAAGCGAAAGAACCGCCGTTGGATGTGCTGACCCAAGTGCTGCTGTTCATGGCTGCTCGTCGTCTCCTGCTTCAGGAGTTGGTGGATGCAGTGCAGGCCGAGCCTCGGGCCGTGCTGCTGGTGGATCGGTGGTTCTGGAGCACCCTCGCGTATCAAGGCGCACAGGGCGTGTCGCTGCCCCTGCTCAACAAGACCTATCTGGATTTCACGCCGCTGCCGTTGGCGTGTATCACGCCGATCCTGCTCGACCTTCCGGTGCGCGATTCGTTCCAGCGGGTGGCTACGGCTCGCGGGCAGGATTTCCAGGAGGACCGCTTTGAAGCGATGGCTGGGGTGTACATGGAGCGGGTGGCGGCGCTCTATCGCCGTGTGCTGCCCCCTTATTACCATGTCGATGCCGCCCTTTCAGCCGAGGCCGTGCTGGACGTGGTGTGGAAGTCGCTCGCTCGTTTCGTCCCCTCCGCCCATTAGGACTCCACATGGCTCTCGTCTTCGCGTACCCTTTTACTCTCATCCGCGTCCTCGACGGCGATACGCTGGAGGGCTATGCGGACCTCGGGTTCTATATCCAGCGCAAGGTGTCGGTGCGCGTCAACGGCGTGAACGCTCCGGAAGTCAGTGGGGCGGCGGAGAAGGAAGTCGGGCTCCTGGTCAAGTCGTGCGTGGAGAAGTGGTTCACTGCGCTACGGGCTGGCCCTGCGTCTCCCTGGCTCGTTTCCAAGGAAGTGGACAAGTACGGCCGCGTTCTTGGCGAGATCGAAATGCGCGGCGCAGTGGTGCCGCCTTCGACCACGCTGACCTCCTGGCTGCTGACCATGAAGCTCGTCCAGCCCTACGCGGGCGACCTCAAGAAGCCGTACACCCCCCAAGAACTGGCTGCCATCGCTGCCATTGCCAAGGATTATCTCAAGTGAGCCTGAATACCGCTACCCTGGTCTACGATTACTCCACCCCTCCGGTCATCCCGCCGCAGTTGTTGCCGGAGAATGATGAGATCGGTGAAACCTGTGGTACGGCAGAGTGGCAAGCCTGGGCGTTGCGGGCGGTTGCTGACGCCGGGCAGGATGTGGGAACGCACACTGAGCGTCTGTGCGAGATCGCGGGTCGTGCCTGCTACGATTCCTTCGCTCGCGGTCGCCCGAGCGCCGCATACCACAAGCATTTGGTGGACGTGAACCATGGGTGCTTCGATGGGGAGACTGAGGTGCTGACTGCACGGGGGTGGGTCGCGTGGGAGGATGTGGTGGAGTCCGATCAGTTCTGTTCGATGCACCCGCAGACGCACCAGATTGAGTACGCCAGGGCGACGAAGCTGCATCGGTATGTTCACACGGGTCGGATGTATCGGGTCGCTGGGAGCAATGTGGACCTGCTGGTGACTCCGAATCACCGGATGCTGGTGATGCCGACGACTACCAAGGAAGGCCGGGCGAGGAATGCCCCCTGGGAGTTGGTGGAGGCGAAGGATCTGGAGCGGTCTTACGCAGTCGTCAAGTCCGGTAAGTGGGACGCCCCCGACTGTGCGGGCATAACTGCACCTATCGCCTGCTTGCTCGGGTTTGCAATCGGGGATGGCTGCATTGGACCCCGTGCTCGCCCGGTTCGGTTTCGTCTCAGGCGTGAGAGGAAGATCAGATTCCTCTACGCACAGGCGGCTGCGGCAGGATGGGATCTGGACGAATTGGCGAATGATACCTATGTGCTCCGCGTCCCTGACTCACACCGTGCGCTGTTCGACGCGATGTATGACGACGATGGGGAGAAAGTGATACCTCCGGGTGTGCTGCTGGGTTGGTCGCGGGCACAATTGTTGGCGCTATACGACGGGCTCATTAACTCGGATGGTTCAGTGTCCGAAACAGGGGTGTGCTACGATACGAAGAGCCGGATGCTGTCAGGTCAGTTTCAACAGTTGGCGTTGCACATCGGGCTCGCTTCTGATATTTCAATGGCGGATTCATACCTGGAGCGTGAACGCCCCCTGTATCGCAATAACGTGATCCGGCGTTCGTTGATGCCTGAGATCAACAGGTTTGCAGGGTCCACCACGGTGGGGAGTTGGGAGGAGGGGTGGGAAGGAGAGGTGTTCTGCGCTACGGTGCCGAATGGGACGCTGTATGTGCGGCGGAATGGCAAGGCCGTGTGGACGGGGAATAGCGTCCATGAGCACTTCGTGTTCACCGTGCAGGTGAAAGTGCCGAGTCGGCACATGTACGTCGAGATTCTGGAGTCGGTGTTGAATCGCCCTGGCGTGTTCGTGCTGTTGGTGGACGAGTTCACTCTCCGGACCACGGTCAACATCCGGTCGGCGCGGGAGTGGGCTGCGCTACTGCCGCCCGTGGTTCCTTTGGCGGTGCAGCATGTGGCGGATTGCATCGCGCACGAAGCGCATTTGCTCGCGCCGCAGATCGCAGAGGCGGTGAAGCTCTGCATTCATAGCGACGACGGGATGCCGCATGTGTCGCGGGTCACGTTGCTGGAGCACGACGAAGAGCGGTGGGTGTCGCTGTTTCTTACAGGGAGTCGCGGGTTTTCGCATGAACTCGTTCGTCACAAGTTCCGCACGGCGGTCAGCCAGCGCAGCACGCGCTACGTCGATGAGTCTGCGAGCCAGTGGGTCGATCACCCGTTGATATTGGCGTACGCCAAGACGGAAGAAGTGCAGCGTGCGCCCAATGGCGAGCAGACGGCGCTCACGCTGATGCAGCGCGTCAACCATGTCAAAGATGAAGCCAAGCGGGCGTACCGTGCCGCAGTGCAGACTCTCGAACCCTGGTTGATCGCCAAGGGCGTCGAGAAGTTCACTGCCCGCAAGCAGGCACGCGGAGCCGCACGCGGCTACCTGGGTAACGCCCTGTACACCGAATGCGTCTTCTCCGCCTCGGTGGCGCAGTGGAAGCGCATGCTTCGCCAGCGTGCCAACATCGCGGCTGATGCTGAGATCCGGGAGGTCTTCTGCGGCGCTCTGCGTGTGCTTCAGGGCTGCGCGTTCGGGGCACAGTTTCAATCATTCAAGCTCACCCCGTCCCCTGACGGAATCGGTGAAGTTGCAGTGGAGGGCTGACCATGGCTACGGAATCTAAAACTTCGACAGCGGCGAAAGCGAAGAAGCTCTATGCCGCCTATGTGAAGGCGCTGGGCCTCAAACGGACCTGGGATGGCCTCGCTCCGGTCGAGCAGGCTGCGTGGCGGGCTGTCGCCAGTGCCGCCTAGGCCACCACTCGACACGCTCCGCCCGGCTGGCACGCTGCCGGGCGTGCGTACCCCGGTGGACACTCTCCAGGCGTGTGCCGACCATATCTTGCCGTACCTCAAAGCGCGGCAGGGGGAGTATGTCACGCCTGGGTGGGTGTGGGACCGGCAGTGCGAGTACACAGAGTCGCTGATCGCCATGGCGTTGAAGCGGATGAAGGACGAACGAAAGATTGATGGTCGGGCTGTGTACGGGGTTGTGACATACGCTTGGCTACCGAACCTGGAAGAAGTGCTCACTCTGCGTGAGGCGCAGTCGAAGAAGAAACCAAAGAGGCTCATATGATGTTCGAGATCCATACCGCCAGTGGCCGGGTTGCGGACAATCTGGTGTCGGTCGAACCCCATCCGGAGAAGCAGCAGGTTCATTTGGTCTATCGCGGCGTGGTGCCGCTGGTGTTGGCTCGTGTGGTGGTTGAGGGCCGTGACATGCAGTCATTGGTTGGGAAGACCCTCCTGCCCGGTGCGGCCATCATCGTTCCGCGCACCGGCGCACAGGCGTTTCCAGGCAAGGTGAGCGCGGTTGGCAGCGTCATGCGCCAGGGGCGGGTGGTCCGGGATGTGCGGACTCCTGAATCGGATGCCATGGACGCTGGGTTCGAGGCTGGCTACGCCGCTGTGACCAAGGAGCGGTTGGCTGCTCTCCTCAAGGCGAATGCGACCGATGACGGGTTGCTCGCGTACTTGAAGGCGCGAAGCTACCACGGGGAGGTGGCAGATGCCCTCATTGCAGAAGTCCGTGCGGCAATCGACCAAGGTTCCGGATCGTGAGCGGGCTCGCTGGCTTGGTCGCCATCGAGCCGGTCGCTGCGCCGATTGGTGTCCTTGGTGTAACGCGCTGCCTGCATCCGAACCTCCGCCCCTGCCCGCTGTTGGAGTGGATGACGATCAAATCGTCATCGTCGGAGACGACGACCTGTCCGGTGTGTAACGCTCCAGCTACGCGTGGAGGGGTGGGGGGCGTGCAGATGGTGTCGTGCGAGGCGTGTGGGCGGGAGATCCCTGTGGTGCTGGAGTCACGCATTCGGGCGCTGCACCAACCCGTCGCAGATTGACATGCTGTCAGTCCGACGCACCATGCGACCCATGCTGGAGGCATAACGTATCATGGACATCTTCGCCCTGTTCAACCGCAAGGCCCTTTCCAAAGTGGGCGTTCCGGAAATCGAAGGGGGTAAGAAACCAGCGGAGGCTCTGATCGTAGAGTCCGCTCGCTTACTCCTGGAAAGCAAGTCGGACGCTCCCCTCGTCCTTCACGAAGTCGAAGGTGGCTTCGTCGTGCAGGGTTCGACCTCCGCCGTGCTGTTCGCGGATACCGGCGATGTCGAGATCAAGGACGCCCCGGCTACGGCCCCTGTTGCGGAAACGTTCGATCTGGTCAAGGGTGGCAAGGTGCTGGTGACTGGCGACGAGCCTGCCATCGCCAAGTGGATCACCGAGAAGCACTCGTGCAGTCTGTCGAAGGCCCTCACGGCGGAGGGCTACACCCTCCGCCCGGCCAAGACCATTGCCGTCAAGGAGACGGAGAAGGCCGTCGCTGCGGCCAAGCTCAAGGCCGAAGCCCAGCTTCCCGGCTCCGCTCTCATGGCGGTCAAGAACGCAGTGCAGAGTGCCCACGACCGCATCCAGGCCGCGATCAAGGAGAGCATCCTGACCGAGGCCCAACTCGACGAGTACATGCAGGTGGCCCCGCTGGTGCCGTACGAGAAGCCCCTCAAGGCGGATGACGCTCGCATCAGCATCGGTGGCTGTTCGATCTATCTCTCGAATGATGACTTCCTCACGTCGGTCCCACACTACGGCGTGGCCGACTATGTGATGGGTCTGGCGATGAAGCAGGCCATCGAAGATGGTGCGCTCGATGCCTTCGTGAAGGCCGTCCGCAAGAACCTCGAAGATAGCCCCAAGGTGGCGGCTCTCGACGTGAAGCTGGTCGAGTCCGAGGAAGCCCCTGCCAAAGTCGTGACCGAATCGGAGCAGGTGGTTGAGGGTGCTGGCAAGACCAAGGTGAAGGAAGCGTCGGAAACCCCTGAATCTGTGGTCATCGTGGTCAGCGACGAAGCTGTGGAGCTTCGCGCCGATGACGAAGATGGTGAACTGCTGGCGTCGTCCTCGTACAACGAAGACGACGAGGACTCGCTGGAGGCCGCTCGCGACGAAGTTCTCTCTGTCGCCAAGGAACTCGGCTACGACTCCGAGGACATCGAAGATGAGACGGATGAGAGCCTGACCGATGCGCTGGTGCGCGTGGTGCTCGAAGACGCCACTGTCATGACCACCCCGGATTACGCTGCGATCAGCGAGGCCCTGGATGCCGGTGACGCCGAGGCCGCTGGTGCCGCCCTGGCCAAGGCCACTGTGCCTGTCCTCAAGGCACTGCACGAGGGCTTCGCCTCGAAGAAGCACGTCAAGGGCCGCAAACCTTCCGGCAAGACCATCCCGCGCAAGGCGCTGATGCGGATCAAGCCGCCTGTCGATGTCGGCCCTGGTCGCCCCAAGTCCACTGCCGCAGGTGTCGAGGAGGTCGTCGAAGGCAAGGATTACAGCCCCGAGGAGTTCCGTGCAGGGCTCAAGGCTACTGCCAAGGACAACCTCAAGCTCATGCAGGCCAACGCCGATGCTGAGAAAGATCCGGTCAAGAAGAAGGCGATGCTGGCCAAGATCAAAGGGATCAAGGCTCGCTACGAGTCTGTGACCGAAGCCTGGGTCACGGCGGCTCGCAAGATGAGCGTGGCCGAGTTTGCCAGCGCCATGCTGGAAGCTGCGGGGCAGGACACCAAGGAGGAGTTCCACGTTCGTGTGGCTGCTCTCGTCGAGTCCTACGCTTCCGGCCAGGGCCGTGGCGATCTCGACCGCAAGTTCACGGCGGTCAACCCGGTCATCAAGAAGTGCCTGGGCAAGGGCATTGACACAGCGTCAATCCGCGAGGCGGTCAAGCCCGCCGATCTGGTGGATGTCCTGGTCGAAGCCAAGAATCTGGATGCCATGCTCGAAACCGCCAAGCGCATTGGCGTGCCCCACGATTCATCGGTGCGAATCTCCGGTGAGTCCGTCTGCCTCCGTCTCCCCCGCCCCCAGGCCACCAAGCTGGTTGCGGACTTCCCGCACGCCAAGCTGGCCTAGACATACCTTTAAACCCGACTACGTTCGACGCTCAAGACAGCGTCATCCAGGAGTTCCCCATGCCCGTCATCCTCCACCGCAGCCCCCCCGAGATCGTTCAGGAAGCGGACATCATGTCGCTCCTGGAGGACGCCAACGGTGAACTGACCCTCGCTGGTCGGGTGCTCCTGGCCTTCCTGGAGAGCGTCAACTACGACGATCTCCTGTCCGATCCGGACCTCGTCGAGTTCGTCGAGCACAAGACCGTCAAGGGCACGCTCGATGAGGACGGCGAGGAAGTCGTGGCTGACGAGAAGGGCGAGGACTTCACCGTGGAGTCCATGGCCGGTGCGGACGTGGCCGAGTTCATCGACGAAGCTGACCTGTTCGGTATGTTCGAGTTCTACGTCCAGCACCTCCCGGAAAGCACTGTCGAGGAGAAGGTGCTCAAGGCCGCCGGTCAGCGCCTCCTGGGTCAGATCGAGGAGCGCGAGGATGACATCGTCGAGGCCGCCAAGGAAGGCGATGAGGGCGCGGTCAAGCTCGACGAGGCCAAGTTCAACTTCAAGAAGGGTGACTTCGTCAAGATCCGCAAGGGCAAGCTGAAGACCGGTAACGGCAAGACCGGCAAGGATGTGGTCACGCAGATGATGCTTGCCATGTTCCACAAGGGCGCGATCAAGCGCAGCCCCTCAAAGGGTGCCTACAAGGCCCCTGGCGCGGTCGTCCACACCTGGAAGAAGGACGCTGGCTACGGTGAAGGCACCGCCTCCGGCAAGGCCAAGGTCGCCAAGTACAAGTCGGCCAAGAAGGGCCAGCAGGCCAAGACCAAGAAGAAGGTCAAAGGTGCCGCTGGTGCCGAAATGAAGGCCAAGGCCAAGGAGAAGGCCGCCAAGCTCAAGGCCAAGGCCAGCAAGCTGGAGAAGAAGAAGCCCGGCACCGTGAGCGGTGCCAAGAAGTCGCTGGTCGCCCACGACACCGATGTCCGCAACGACCGCATCGACGAGGGCCTGTCCCTCGCCAACAAGCTCGTCGCCGGTTCGGCCAAGCCCAAGGACAAGACCCTGAACGGCTGAGTCGGCTACCTGTCGATGACGGCTCGAACCCCTGGACGACCTCCAGGGGTTCTTCGTTGGCCTCGTCGGGGTTGCATCGAGCTTACCCCTTACCACACTTGCTGGCATGTCCGACGCACCCATTGGCGCTTTCGCCTCGTCTGCTCTCGCCCCCTCCATGGTGCAGCCCACGTCGATTGCTGCCCTCGCCAGGGTCGGGTCGTCCAAGCCCGTGATCCCCCGCACGGCGCGGGTGCAGGAGTCCGCCACTCCGGTGGTCCCTGCGGCCAGCTACGATGACGAGGACGATGGACCCGCCGAGGGTGAGGTGCGGGTGGTGGAGGAGGGCGACATCATCGCGGAGTACGCCCGTGCTGCGGCCAGCGCCCCCGCACCGCGCCCTGCTCCTAGGTCGGTTCCTGCCCCTGTGGCGGCCAAGCCCCGCCCGGTGGTGGAGCGCACCCTCACGCTGGGTGAATTGTTGGCTGAACGGGCTCTGCGGGCATCCAAGACCGCCGCTCCGGTCAACGAGTCCCTGAGCGGCCCTGCTCTCGTCATGGGGATGCTCGGCACTCGCCGTCGCTGATTCGTTTCATCCCCTCTGCAACGCAGGGACTCATGCCAAAGCCTTACGCGCAAACGCGCATTCAAACCCTGCCCGTCGATTCGCTCAAGCCCGCCAGCTACAATGCGCGGACGATCACCGCCGAAGCCATGCGTGGGCTGGTGTCGTCCATGGAGCAGTTCGGAGTCCTCGCCTTCCCGGTCGTCAACAAGCGAAAGAATGGCTACCGGCTGATCGGCGGTCACCAGCGAGTGGAGGCCCTGCGCCGCCAGGGCGTGAAGGAGGTTCCATGCGTGGTGGTGGAGTTCGATGATGATGCCGAGCGGCAGGCTAACTTCGCGCTGAACAATCGGGCCATCCAAGGTGAGTTCGTTCCGGAGTTGACCCGCGACTTGCTGTGCCAGATCCAGAACGCGGCGAAGGGGACCAGCGCAGAAAGCGCATTCGTCGATCTCAAGCTCGACAACCTGCTCAAGACGGTCAGCCGAGCCATCACACTTCCGGATCGCCAGGAACCGTTGACGGGTAAGATGGGTGACGATGACACGGTGAAGGTGTCGCGCACGAAGGCGCTCTCGCGTGAAGGTGCCTGCTACCGGCTGGGTGGGCATTTGCTGATGTGCGGTGCGCCTCCGCTGGTGGATCGCCCGCCGATGCTGGAGCGGAACGCCGACGTAGGGATCACTCGCGTGCGGGCGAAGGGTCTGCCCACGGACGAGTATCTGGACGCGCTCATTCTTCCGTTGCTGCGGTACACTGATGGGTGGCTGTACGCGCATGCCCCGTACGCGCAAACGCCTCACCTCGCTCGGAGGGTATCCGCGCACAAGGGTCTGGTGTCTTCGACTATTCTGTGGGTGAATGACGAGGGGGACGCGTCAGACCCCTATGCGGACGCCATCGTGTCGGCGGCTTTGTATTTCAGGAGGGACGGCGCTCCCCGGCAGTGGTTCGGGAAGTCGGCGCTTGGCAATGTCTTCGCGGCACCGAAGTCGAAGTCAGACCTCCCGGTGTGCTGCTACGCGGATGTGCTCGCCAACTCTGCCAAGGCCGGTGATGTGGTGCTCGACACCAATGTGGAGTCTGGCGCGTCGGTGATCGCGGCAGAGAAACTGCAACTCAAGCTGCGCGGCTACGTCTGGTCAGCACGAGACATGGATGCGGTGCGTCTTCGCTGGGCGCTGTTCGCGCATGGTCCTGGCAGCAGTCTGGCGATGGCACCGGAGGTCGAACAATGAAAACGGATCATGTCGTCAAGAAGTTCAACCTCGCAAGTCTGGACGCAGCGACCTATAACCCGCGTCGAGTGTCCGAGGCGGCGATGGTAGGGTTGCGCGAATCGTTGAACGAGTTCGGTGTGCTTGAAATGCCTGTGGTGAATGTCCATGGCGGCAAGCAGGTATTGGTCAGTGGCCACCAGCGCGTCGCCGCGCTCATCCTGCAAGGCGTCAAGGCAGCGGATTGCGTGGTGGTGGATTTCGACGATCTCACTGAACGCATGGCCAACGTCGCTATGAACAACACCGCTACGCAGGGGAAGTTCGACGCGGCCAAAGCCGCGCCTGAAATCCAGCGCATGCTCGCCAAGATGGAGAACCCCAGCCTCGCCGGTTTCGATGCGCTGCTGGCGTCAGTGAAGGCCGAGGTTGGGAAACTCGAAGCGAGGGACCAGCAGGATGCGGATGACGCGAAGGATCTCGCGGACGCGAAGCCCGAAGCCCCTCCGGTGTCGAAGCTGAACACTGCGTACAAGCTCGGTCGGCATACCGTCTGGTGCGGGGACATGCAGACCGGGGTGAAGCGGATGTTCGCCAAGCGCCCGGCCTCTGCCTGCATCACCGACCCACCGTACAATGTGGCGTACAAGTCGGAGAAGGGCGAGTCGATTGCCAATGACGATATGCCTGCTGACCAATGGTTGGCGATGGCTACCGAGTGGTTCTCGGTCATCACGCAGTTCACTGATGGGCCGTGCGTGTCCTTCTATGCGTCGCGGGTGGTGGAGGATACGTTGGCGGCCTGGACTGCTGGCGGTGGTGCGCTGGCATGGCTGGGGGCCTGGGTGAAGGACATCCCTGCGATCTCCCCGATGGCGCTCAAGTCCACCGATTACCACTACCAGACGGAGCCGTTTCTGGTCGGGTGGCGGAAGGGCCTGACCCCGAAGCTGCTGCCCGAGTGTTGGAACATCGTTCGCTGCCAGCGCCCGCGTAGGAATGAATACCACCCGACGCAGAAGCCCGTGGCGCTTATTCGGACGTTCGTGGAGCGGCATACCGCTGACGGGGATCTCGTCCTGGACCCTTTCCTGGGCTCTGGCTCGACGCTGATGGCGTGCGAGGAGACGGGGCGCGTGTGCATGGGCACCGAGCTTTCGCCGGTCTTCTGTGACCGTATTCGGCGGCGGTGGGCGACCACGGTGCATGGCGAGGATGCCAAATGGGAGAAGTTGACCCCGCCTCGATAAACGGGATACTGCGCCAGCTACCCCACACCCCTGGCTCTGCATATGCCCCTGACGTTCGACCCCCCGAAGGCGGCCAAGACCCTGGCAGCCGAAGCTCTGGCTCTGCATCGGGAGTCCCCGCTGGACGGGACGTACGGCATTGGGGTGGCCGAGGCGTTGATTGGCGCTGTGTCACTGGACGTGGTCGAGAAGGTGTACCGCTTTCTCACTACGAATAACACGGCGATGGTGCGGGAGTCGATGTTCCAGAAGACCGAGAAGGACAGCGCCGCCATTCGTTCGTGGGCCTTGCACGGCGGTGAGGCTGCGAGGCTGTGGTCGGAGAAGATTCACGCGGATGCCGTCGATAAGAAGCTGGTCGAGGAAGACCCGCAGACGGAATTGTTCAAGCTGACCACCGAGGAGTTGTACGACCGCTTCGCGCTCGAAGCGTGGCGGTATGAATACGGCTTCACGCCTGAGAGTGTCGCCAAGTTCATCGAATCGTACACGACCATCACCGGCAACCTCGTCGATCTGCCGAGTGCCTTTGGCGTTGCCGCCCCTGCGGTGGGGAATGCGATCTATCGTCGCTACCACGCGCCTGACCCATTCAAGCTGGCGATGAAGCTGTTGAGCGAAGGCGCTCCGGAGTTGCGCGTGGCGGCGTTGATGGACGTGCGTGATATGCAGGGCGGCACGCTGTCCGAGAGCCTGGAGTGGGTGAAGCTCAAGAGCGCATCACCGCAAGCTGCGGCCAAGCAGGTATGGGCTCCCTTCGTCGCGTATTTCGTCCTGGCTGCTGAGGCCCCTGACACGCTCCTGGTGGTCAATGAACCGTCGCTCAAACCCCCGGCGCTCGATGCGGACAAGCTCCCGGCTTCGCCGCATTTCAATGATGCGATCAACACTGCCTTGATGTATTTCCACCCGCTGGGCGCTCGCTACGTCAATCCGACCGGGACCAAGTTCGATGGGATCACCGAGGAGGTGTTCGGGCTGCTGACCAAGGCGTATTTTGGGCACACCGTCAATAGCACCCTCGCCAGGAAGATGCTCGGCAAGGCGCGTCGGTGGACCGCTGAGAATAAGCTCGCGGGTTCGCTGTTCCATGTTTTCAACGCTGCGTGGGCCAAAGGGGATTGGCAGACCATCCTCGACAGCATTCCGACCGGGTCGGATGTGCATGAGCCATTCTCAAAGTTCGCGGCAAAGAATGTGCTGCCTGTGGAAGGGGTGAAGCTCCAGAAGACCATGAGCGATTCGGCTACGATTGCGGCGCTCAAGAAGGACGGAGGAGACAACCTCTCCCCGGCTTCGATTGATGGATTGCAGTCTCTCAAGTACGCCGCTGCGGCTGGCACACCGTATGGGATCTGGTCACAGTTTGAGACGGCAGGTAAGACCAAGCTGGTGTACCTGGGCTATTGGGTGAGGGATTTGGGAGCGGCAGGCAAGCTGCACCTGCACTATTTCCGGCTTCCGGGTGGGGTGCTGGTGTCCAAGTCTGAGTATGAGCTTCACGCGGATTTGAAGACGGGTGATTTGAAGGTCACGCATGGGCACTACGAGCAGCCGGGCACGCTGTACGGCAAACCACCGGAGTTGGAGGTGGCGGCGGGGCTCCCGATCAATCAGGCGAGCGTGGTGGCTGCGCCGAATACCGGCATCCCCTCGTCGATCATGGCCCACTTGGGTGAGAAGTACGAAGCGGACTTTCTCAAGGCGTTCATCCCGTTCGATCCGGAGTTGACCCAAACGATGGCGAAGGCCCACAGCCTGCTGCCGTCGTCGAAGCCGTACGACCACTACCTGTTCAAGGGTTCGACGAAGAAGTTCAGCCTCCAGCACGCGTTCCGGGTGCAGACCACCACGAAGGAGGACCAGGACGGGCAGGAAGTCGAGGTGGAGGTGGATGACATCATCCTGGTGTTCCAGGACTTTGACGATGAGTCACTGATCTCGGAGTCGGATACCGACGTGGTGGGGATGCTGGCCAAGGGTGCGCTCAAGGTTGCGCTCATCGCAATGGTGCCCTCGAAGGTCCAGGCCACACCGGTGGTCGGATCGCTCGTCACGGTGTTGCCGAAGTTCGACGTGGATTTCGGGCTCCCCCCCGTGAGCAAGCTCAAGCACATCGTTGTGGGGTTGTCAGAAGATGGGAAAGGCGTCTATCTCATCCCGCGTGCATTGCGCGACTACGGGAGCACGCTGATCCAAGCCGTCCCCTTCACCGGGATCACGGGCTTCGACCCTCAGCCGATTTCCGTGGCCGATTGGTGCGCTGACGTCACCACGTTCTATGCCCCTTTCCCTTTCGTGCAGGCGCAGCCGAAGTTCCCCCTCGGCACCTCCGTCAATGTTTCTGGCAAGTCTGGTTGGATCGTTGGCGCGTTCACCGTCCCCAACGCAGGCACCAAGGCGCTGATCTCCACCGGTGCAGACGCACCTGGGCAGGCCGGGTTGGTGTTTGTGGCTGAAGGGGTGTTGGCTGTCGCCAGTGCCGCGCCCGTGGCGACCACAGAGGACATCCCCGCTCCGGCGAGTGCTCCGAAGCCGTACAAGGACGACAGCGCCCCCTGGGCTACGCCGTCCGCTGCCAAGGCCGCCATCGAGATGGGCTGGGATGTCCGGTCCTTTGATGAGTTTGAGGCGTATGTGTATAGGGCCGGTCAGTCGTACAATGAGATCACGGTCATCGCAGGGTTGCTCCGCAAGCCGACCGGTGAATTGCTGTATGCGATGCAGGACACCGAGAGCGGGAGCGTATCGTTCAAGGCGGTAGGTTCGCTGATCGCCCCAACGGTGGAGGGCAACCCTCCGGTTCTGTCAGTCATCGGGTCATTGCAGGTGTACGGCGGGGTGTGCGTTTCTGGCAAGCTCGACTACCGTGTGCCGATTGCGGCGCTGCAAGCCGCCGTCGAGGGCGGCGGGCTGATTGTTTTCACTCCAACCCCGAACGCCCCGAAAGACCCTCCGTATTTCCCTGGGACGCTGTTCCACGGACTGCCCGGCAAGTTGGTCGGTTGGTCCCACGGTGGCGCGGTGTTGATGAATACGCTCTCCGATGGGGTGGGCGTGTCATTGTTCGTGGTGCCAGCCAAGGAGATCGAGTTGCTGGTGCAGGTATCCGCCACCCCCGCGCTCATTGACGAAGACGAAGGCGTCGTCTTCGCACGCGGCAGCGCGTTGGTGAAGGTGTACAGCGATGGTGCGGCATTCGAGAATGGGCCGTTCACTGACACCCACGACTACGTTGATGAGCCCCCGTACCAAGAGGGCAATCTGCGGAAGGTCGCAGGTACGGTCATCGTGCTGCCTCCAGGCGCGGTCATCACCGGGGCCAAGTCGCAATTCTCGATGAAGTTCCCGTCTGTGATTCTGGTGCATCCGGTGGGGGGGTTTGCGAGTACGCTGACGTTCCCCAAGGGCGGGGTAGACAAAGGCGAGTCACTGACGAAGGCCGCACGCCGTGAAACATGGGAGGAGACAGGGCTAAAAGTTCGGCTTGAGGGGCACCTGGGGGATTATAAGCGCAGCACTTCGCTCGCTCGTATGTATCTTGCCACCTTCCTTGGCGGCACCCCTTACAACGCCGGGTCCGAGACGGACGCTGTCGTGGTTCGCCCCTTGAAGAAGTTCGATTCCATTCTGGCGGGTGCTACGGGCGATGAGCAAGACAACGTCTTCCTCGGGTATGTGAACACGTTGCCGTGGGCGAAGCCACTCTCCCCGGTCGATAAGCGCGTCTTGGCGGACACGGTTCGTTGGCTGGTGAAGAACGGGATGCCGGGCTATCTCCCCGCTGCTGCTGCTGCGGGGGTCGGTACGGTCAAAGTGCAGACAGCAGGTTCCGGCGCGTTGTTCGGGATGTTGGACACCCCCGACGCTGGCGGCCATGACCACTTCGTCACTGCTGACGGGATCAAGGCTTGGAAGGCGCATGGTTTGTCGTTCAGCGATATGGCCACGAAGTACCAATCTCTGGTGTCTTCGGGCTTCCCCGCGCCCGGCACACTGGCGCATTTCGGTGGCCTGGACGACCCTGCGATTCCTGGCGGGTCCGTGTGCGGTATGGTGCTCGGCTACAACATGGTCGGCGCGATCTATGTGCAGCAGGCCAGTGATGGGAAGCTGGTGACGGTGCATCCGAAGAAGTCGCTCACGGGCATGACCGTGACGGTCATTCCGACTGTGATTATTGACTTCGATACGGCCAAGCAGTTGAACGTGGCGCATGCGTTGCACAGCTTGTTCGCTCAGGCTCCATACCCGGTCCCGCCTTCTGCGCTCCCGCTCATCCCCTACGGTGCAATCTGGGAGGTGGTGAAGAAAGACCCGAAGGAGCAGATCACGCTCGCCTCCACTGCGACAGCTTCCGGTGTGGGGTTGATGTACGGGACTGGCGTGTTGGTCCCGAATGTGGGGGCATACGTTTACCTGGGCACCGTTCGGTGTGGGTCCGTGAAGGTCAACTTGTTCACGGATATGCACACCGGGGTCATGCGTACCTTGACAGACGAGGAACTGGCGGTGTCGAGTCCGCTACCCCCCGAGGATGAGGATAACGTCCCTGCGTTGCACCCCTCTGATTGGGCCATCCTGGCGCAGACGGCACAGTCGATGGGCCCTGGTCAGAAGTTCACCGCGTCGATGGGGCAAGCTCGGGGCGTTCTGGCGAAGTTGGGCGTCCCGTACGCGCATTCGTTGCCGTTGAGCAAGTTGCCGTTTGCGGCGTGGCTCCAATTGAAGTCTCACCATTCCATCCTCGACACCGTGCTGTTGCAGACCGCGCTCGACACTGTTGCCAAGGGCGCTCCGGTTGCCCAGGCCGTGCTCAAGCCGGGGTCAATGGGGGGGATAGCCGCGCCTGGGAAGCAAAAGACGAATCCGGCGTTGAGCCATCCTGTTAACGTGGCTACGCCTGACGTGGTGCAGCCGATCCCGACCGTGGTGGTGGAGTGGGACAGCCCTGCTCGATTCAGTGACATGCAGTCATTGACGGAGTCGATGCTCAAGAATACGGGCAAGAAGCTGTCGGGTGGGTCGAAGCCGAACCTTGTCCTCCAAGGCCCAGATGGGGCGCAGTATGTGTTCAAGCCATCTGTCGAGAACCCTCTGCATTTCCGGACGGGTGCGGAAGCCGCAGCGTTCACGATCATCAATCACCTGCGCCCAGGGAAGACCCCCCCCGTGCGGCGGGCATCCTTCGCTGGTGATGTTGGTTCGTTGCAGCCACAGGTGATGGGGGCGCAGACTCTCACGCAGGGTGACTACGAGAGCCTGTCGGACAATGATAAGGGTGAGATCCTGGCGCAGCACGCGGTGGACATGTTCCTAGGCGACCACGATGGCGGCGTGTCGAACTGGCTGCGTGCCCCCGATGGGCGGCTGGTGGTCATCGACAAAGGGCAAGCCTTCCGGTTCATGTTGTCCGGTGGTGGTGAATCGCTGGACCCTGGCACCACGCCTACAGGCGTGATCGGCAAGGCCATCAGCAAGCGACTACTGTCGGATTGGGCGGCGTTGTCTCGGGAGATCCCCAAGTCAGCATTCGCCCGGTTCGCCAAGTCCATTCTCGCGGTGTCGTCGCTTAATGTGGCGGTCCTTGATTCGGCGTTGGACGTGTGGCAGGAGGCTTGCGGGGCGGGTGCCGCCAAGCTCCGCCCCAAGCTCCGCGAGGCTCTTATCCAGCGTCGTGACACCTACGTCATCGAGTGGACAAAGATCATGGTGATGCTGGCGAAGGCTCGCAATGAATCGTGGAAGTGGCCCGTGCCGATGGTCGGAGCCCCGGATGACACGCAACTCGAGCAAGTTCCGGTGGGCAAGCTGCCGCCCGAGGAGGCGCTGGAGTTCACGGAGGTGGAATCGAAGTATATTGATGACGCTCTCAAGTCAGGCTGGCAGGGGAAGGCGTTGCAGATCGACAGCGACGCGATTGAGAACCAGGAGGTGATGGTCAAGGCTGTGGACTACAAGTCTGGCGGCAAGGTTACCCCGGGCACGCTCATCACGTTCCGCGTGACCTATGAAACCTCGAAGGCCATTGAGGCTCGATTCGCTGCGGTGGTGAAGGTGGTCAGTGGAAAGACCGGCCCCGCGCCGCTGGTGGTGGACACGTTCTACGAGTCCATCGTGAATGCCGCGAAGACGATCAACCATCACTTGTCGGCGGTGGACAAGAGCGGCGGTGTGAAGGAGGCCGACACCAATTTCAATGCGAGCAAGATCGAAGCGTACAAGTCGATGCTGCCGAAGCTGAAAGAATTGGTGTCCGCGACAGCTTCAGGGGTCGGCAAATACAGCAACATCCCTACCGGGATCGTGCAGGCCATGGCCAAGGAGTACCTGTCGTACATTGAGTCGATTGAGGCGGTGCTGGCGAATCCGACTCCGCACCTCGGGAAGACGAAGGTGCTGGACGACTTCATCCAATTCAAGTTCCAGCCGAAGGAAGCTGAAGAAGTTGACGAGACGCTTCAGGATCTCACGGTCACGCAGCAGGGCTCCTTCTCAGTCCCCGCGAGCACTACGGCTGGAACGCGGGTGGTCGTCACGGACGCGGTGGTGTCCGCCCCCTCCGGTGAAGGCTCGAAACAGTATGTCATTCGGCTGAAGTCGATGCCGTCTGTGACGCTGTATATGTGCCCCTCCGGTTCCATGTCAGCAGGTGTGCGCGTGTATTTCGGTTTGGTGTGGGCGGTGTTGCCTGAAGCGCCGTCTGCGGCAACGGTGGCGCGTATTCTGCGTGTGTTCGAGAAGGCGACGGATGTGCGGATGAACCCTGCCTCGCCAGAAGATCGGGAGTATCTGTTTCTGCGGAAGCAGATGTACATCACGACACCTGAGCGCATCAGCGTCTCGGCTGAAGCTGTGCCGAAGTTGGGGGCGCAGGTTGATGCGGCTGTCGGACTGTTCCAGCAAGGGAGCAAGGAGGACGCGCTGGTCAAACTACGGTCGGCCCTGGCGAATCGTCTCGGGGTGACGGTGAAGGAGTTGCTGGCGGACCCCCGCTACAATGCTGCGCCCTCGTACACGCGTGGCGCGGGATACTTCCGGACGTTGCGGATGGATTACACCGCGAAGTCGATCCGGGATCTGCTGGGTCCGGATGTGTATATCGCTCACGCCTGCACGGGTGGTGGCACATTGAACATATTCCAGAAGTCGATCCCACATAACGGTGCGTTGCTCGCCAATCAGATTCGGCCTTTCACCGGCATCCCGATGACGGGTGTATCCTTGGGGGCGGACCTTGCTTCCGGTGGTGCGACCGGCGTGTTCATGGGGATGCGGAAGCTCGGGAAGAAGCACGCGAGCCACCTGTACTTCCACATCGACCTCGTGCTCCGCGCCGACGTGTACGTCGTCGGGCCCGGTGACGCTTACGGCAAGTGGACGGAGGCGCGCTACTCCGATCCGAAGAAGTGGGTCGATGCAGGGCTCAATCAGAAAACGGAGTCGGTCGGTGCGTCGAGCCACTGGCAGTTCGTGGCTCGGCATGACGTGGATTTCCGAGAGTATCTGGCGTTCGCTGTTTTCAGTTCGGAGACTGAGCGGCAGGACGCCATCGCATTGTGCAAGCAGCATGGGATCTCGACCTTCGCCGGTAAACCGCTGGAACAGGTACTGGTGACGCAATGAGTATCCTCGACGCGTTGGTTTCTGGGTTGATGATCTCGTCTGCATCACGCCCGTACGCGCATCCTATTGATCTCGTCTTACCGGTTGCTGGGGGTGCGTTGGTTGGCCGGGGGGTCTGGTGGCGCTTGCCTGTGGATCAACGACTACCCGCGATCCAGATGGTGTATGGACGTCTCGTCGAAGCTCCTGGCGGCTTCGTGCTGACCGACCGCCCTGATGGCGCAAACGTGAATCTGCTCCCCCCGGAAACGGAGGAGGAGGTGCAATCGGTCAAGGTGGTGACTGACGCTCGACGGCTCTGGAAGGAGGCGTACCTGGAAGCTCTGCGGAGCTTGCAGACTTCCCTCGGTGACACAGTGTCAATGGTGGACTGGATCGCCAAGGCCGAGGCACTGCCGGAGTTGAGCGTCACTACTCTGCTGGAAGTGCCGGAGCGAGAGGTCTGCCGGGTGATATTGGCTCAAGGGGACACCCCCTGTTCGCTGCTGCTGTTCGATTCTGCGGGGGATTGGCACATCGTTGGCGTGTACGACCCCTGGCTTGAATCAGTGGCTTCTGAGTGGTCCATGGGCCGGGACATTCGCTTCCCGGAGTACATCAGTCTGCTCAAAGGTCGGATGCCCTACGGCGAGAAGGGGGTCTGGCGGATTGATACCCTTCGGGTCGCTGGGCCTCTGGCCACTCTTGCGCCTAACATCGACCACCATAGGGTGTGACCATCCCCCCTTCCCCAAGAGGTTCAACATGCCCCGTCTCCAAACTGCCCAGGTCGCCAACTACGACTTCGGTGCCCCCTCCGTCAGCGCCGAAGTTCTGCGCTTCAAGGCCCCCCAGGGCGGCTTCCTGCGCGGTGTGTTCGCCAATCTCGGTGACACCGACCTGACCGTCAGTGTCGAAGTCTCGAAGGACAACGTCACCTTCGCGGCCACCACCGCCCCGAACAACGGTCAGGCCGTCACCGCCGTCGTGGTGCCCTCCCGCCAGAGCCGCGACTTCAAGATCAACCTGCGCCACGAGCAGGATGCGTTCATCAAGGTGCTCGCCTCGGGCGGCGTCCGTGGTGAACTGCAACTCCGCGACGACTGCCACCTCGACATCATCACGGTCTGATTCGGCTACCGCCGATCTGACCACCCGGGAGCTTCCTCGTGCTTGCCCAGACCAATCCGCTCTCCCACGCCGAACTCGTCGCCATCGGGAGCCTCCACGGGGAGGCTCCGGGTCCGGTGATGAAGTTCGAGACGTTGGAGGGTGGTGCGTTGCTGGGCACGGCACTTTACCCGTTGGTCGGTGTCATCGACAATCAGAGTGATACCGAGGACGTGATCATCAGCTTCTCTGACTCCGCAACGGTGGGCGGTGCTTTCACACTGCTGACTGCTCGGGTGAACGGTGCTGGCCTGAACAACATCACGGTACCCCCCAAGGGCCGCGTGCAGTTCGCGCTGGAGACGCTGTCGCTGGCGAAGCCCTTCCTGCGGGTGTCCAACAGCGGGACCGGGTTCGGACGGGTTGCGCTGCACTCGTTTGTCGGTCGCATGATCCACCGCGAGCTACCCTAGTCATGCTGCATGCGGGGGCGACACAGGTTAAGCCCCCGGTCGTAATCCCCGGAGCCTTCTACGTCCTGGAGTACAGCAAGGACAGCGAGACGTTCATCCTGTATGTCGATGACGAGGTGCAGAGCAGCTACGATCTCGGACCCCTGACGCCTGCTCGCATGTATCTGACCCTGTTCGGCGGCAAGGAAGCTGATCTGGCGATGGACCATGCGATGCAGTTCGGTGCCGTACAAGTGATCCCGGGTGAGGGCCGAGTGCTCGCCCTATTCGACCGCAATCCCGCGCACGTCGATGTCTTCCAGAAGGCCAAGCCAGATGCCTATCACCTCCCAGCCCTCCGATAGTGCCCTGCTCGAAGCCGAGGCCCCCAAGCGCGTCCTGCTGTGCGAGGGCTACGATGATGCGTTCGTGCCTGAAGCTGCGTATGTGCGCCAGGGCAACAAGGTCTGGAAGGCGTTCGGAGAGAGCGCCGATCTCAAGCTGCTGTGTGAAGCCGAAGGCGGCCCGGTGCTGGTCGAGTCCATGGAGGCATTGGAACTGGTTGAGGACTCGGATGGCAGCAAGCGGGTGAAGGACGGCCTGTGGTTGGTGGAAGGCCCTGCCCAGCGTTCGGACACCAAGAACAAGAATGGTCGGACCTACCCCCGCAAGATTTGGGAGAAGTGGGTTGGTGACATGAAGTCACCGCTTCAGGAGACGATCAAGGCTCGCGGCGCTCTCGGCCATCTGGAGCACCCGAAGGATGGGCGCACGGATGGCAATGAAGGTGCGCTACTGGTCGTGGAGGCCAAGCTCCGCCAGGATGGCGTGGTGTGGTCCAAGTTCGAGGTGCTGGACACCCCCAAGGGCAAGATCGTTCAGGAATACATCCGCAAGAAGGTGCGCTGGGGCGTGTCTTCGCGTGGTGCCGGTACCGTGGATGAATCCGGTATCGTCAGCATCGTCGATTTCGTGCCGGAGACGTGGGACGCGGTCATGCGCCCGTCCACGCCCGGTGCGTACCCGATCCTCCAAACCCCTGCGCCTGCTTCTGGAAAGAAGACTGTGGTCGAGGGTACTACCACCGACGATTCCGGGAAACCGGGGTCGTCGATGACCGACGTGCAGAAGGTCTTTGAAGACCGTCTGAGCGCCATCCGTCGCAAGATCGACAAGCTGGACAGCTGCGATGAATCAGTCGCCAGCGTGGAGGCGGTCGTTACCGACCTCCTGGAAGCAGCGCGGACGGGAGTGCTCACTGAAGCCCTCGCCCTCCGCCTTGTTTCTGAGGCCAATGCGTGCCTCCGCGAAGCGTTCGATTCACTCGCGGCTCTCAAGGTTGTCGAAAGTGCCACGCAACATGGAGTTCAGGGCGGTGGGGCGTTCAACACGGTGATCGCAATGCTCAAGAAACAGGTCGCGGAGTCCGTCTCCGAGGTCGAAGCTCTGAAGGCACAGGTGGAGAAGGCGGAAGACTACGCAGAGCGCCAAGCGGCAGCCCGTATCAAGGCTGTTGACGAGTGTGACGCAAAGTCCAGTGAGGTGGCGTCCCTGACGAAACGGTTGGAAGAAGCCTGCGACAATATCTCGGCATTGTCCGAGCCGCAGGTGCCTGAGAACCACGTTGGTGAAGCTGTCGATCTGCTGCTGACCAAATACCCCGTGCTGGCTGAATCGGCAGACGCGCTTCGCGCCCTGTCCTCGGTGAGCGAGGTGGTTGAGGTGGCAGTTCCCACCCTCTTGCGGGCGTCGCGGCCAGCCGCACCCGCACCGCTCCTGGAGCATGCTACCGTTCCCACGGGGCTGGTCCTGGAGGCTGAGATCATCGGCCAACGTTCGGCTTCACAGCCGCCATCCGCAGGTTCTCCGGCCCATGTCGGGCTGGCTGCGGCGGTGGTTGGGTTCCGGAAGCAGTGACGCAGTAGACAAGCTGCGCTCACTTTGGTAGAACACACCCCTCATCCAATCAAAGGCACATCCCATGCTCATCCTCAACAACAACATCGGCGGCTACTCGGGTGTCATCACCCTCGGCCTCCAGCTTGCCGAAACGGCCATGGCCGAGGGCGGTTGGAAGGAATACTTCTGCGAGTCCGACCAGGGCGACCTGCGGATCGAGAACCCCATCACCCGCGCCCACACCGCGATTCTCCTGGAGAACTGCAAGCGGTGGATGGCCAAGAACTGCCGCGCCAAGGCCAACGCCAATGGCTTCTCGACCCTCGACGAGGCCACCGTGTCCTCGCTGGTCGGCGGCTTCTCGGATTACCTGTTCCCGGTGATCCGCGCCAGCTTCCCGAACAACATCCTCCAGGAACTGGTCAGCACCCAGCCGACCAATCGCAAGACCGCGACGGTCGTGTACTGGAACTGGATCGTCGGCAAGGGCAAAGGCAGCTACACCGCTGGCCAGCGCCTGTTCGACGCCAACCGTGGCAAGCAGGACATCGGCTTCAACTTCAGCAATGAAGTGATCGACGCCGAGATCATGGCCGCCCTCGGTGGTGCCAACGCCACCTACACCGGCATCCTGGCCTTCAACGACGGCGGCGGCATCCGCCCCGGCGCGGTCAAGGTCACTGCCGTCCTGACCACCGCTGGTGCCAAGGAGTTCTTCGACAACGGCCAGGGTGGCTTCATCGCCCCCGCAGGCGTGACCATCGCGTCATCGTCGATCAACTACCGCACTGGCGCGATCAGCATCACCCTGACCGGTGACACCTTCACCACGACCGCCCCGGTCGCCACCTACCGGTGGGACAGCGAAGGTTCGTCGATGGTCCCCCAGGTCGATGTGCAGGTCGTCACCAGCACCGCCGAAACCGAGCGTCGCGCTCTCATCCTGAATTACAGCCTCGAAGCTGCTCATGATGTGAGTCAGGAGTTCGGCATGGCTCTGGAGCCCGCGCTGCTCCAGGGTGCGTCGGAGCAGTTGAACTACGAGATCAGCCGTCAGGTCATCCACGAACTGTTCGTGGCCGCCCCGGTCGTGGACAGCTTCACCCTGGCCCCGCCCAGCACCGAGTACAACCAGCAGGACCACTTCCGGGATCTCATCTTCACCCTGAACAAGGCCAGCAACGTCATCCAGTCCAAGACCCAGAAGGGTTACGGCAACTGGCTGGTGGTCGATGAGGGCGGCTCGAACATCATCGAGTCCCTCCCGGCTGGCATGTTCGTCGCCGCGCCTCGCCCGTCCTCGATCAACGGCCCCCACTTCATCGGCACGCTGATGAACAAGTGGAAGGTCTACAAGGACATGTTCCTGTCGAAGGAGCCCGGCGCGTCCGTCACCGGCAACATCCTCATGGGCTTCAAGGGAGGCCAGTTCTTCGAGGCCGGATATGTCTGGTCGCCGTACCATCTGATGTACACCACCGACAGCATCACGCTGGCGAACATGGTGACGCAGAAGGGCATGGCCAGCCGCTACGCTGGCAAGATGGTGAATGCTCTTATGTATGTCAGGATCAACATTGTTCCGTAATCTGGTGGTCAGTCGGATGGAGAGAGGGGGAGGGCATTTGCCCTCCCCCTACTCATTGGCTGACGGATTGACGCAGTGTCAGTGCTGGTCCCTTCCCTTGACCGCGTGCGAGCATAAGCTCCGCGTGTCCCGATTAACCATTCGGAGGATCTATGCCCAAACCGCCCCGCTTCGTCAACCTGCAAAGCACCCCTGTCGGGGTGCTCACGCCGGAACGAAAGAAGCTCTATGTGATGCCGTTCGCCTCCCGCGACGATCACAAAGAAACCCCCAACCTCGTGTTCGTCGTCGAAGGCGAACACTACAACCAATTCGTGGCCCCGGCAGGTCCACTCGCCCCGTTTCCCGAGAGCGCGGCCTCTGTACCTGACGTGGCGACGCCTGCTGTCGCTCCGGGATCGGCTGCTGGCGAGGTTCCTCCGGCTGGTGGCAGCAACGCCTCGGACGCTGGTGGCGATACTGGCGCTCCTGCTGGTGGCGCTCCTGCTGCTGCAGGTGGGGCTCCTGCGGATGCTGGGTCGGATGGTGCTGGCAGTGATGCGGGCAGCCCTCCCGGTCCCGCCAACGCAGGCACCCCGCCGCCCAAGGGTCCGGTGAAGGTCAAGCCCACGGTTCGTCGCTGAACTGAGGTGCTACTGTGCCCAATACGTCCCTGACTCGCGCCAAGATTCTCGATGAAGTCACCACCATGCTCGGCGGGTCAACCGTTGACGTGGAGTTGATCGAGAAGGATGTCGAGAAGTGCGTCAGGGACGCGTTGCGCCAGTACAACCACAATCTGCCGATGCGGTCGCGCAAGGCGATCCCGGTCACTGCCACGCAGAAGCGGTATGTGATTGCACATCCAGGGCTCGAAGGCGTGACGGAGGTGGAGTTCGTGGATGCGTCCCAGGTGAATGCCGGGACCATCGACCCCTTCACCGTGATTGGGCAGAACGCGGCACAGTCGATGCTTGCTGCACCAGGGACCACCTACGGGGCAGTCGAGCAGATGCTTGCGGCAAGCGAGGATTACCGGAAGATCGCGTCGGCGGAACCCGAGTGGTACGGGCAGTGGGAGTTCACCAATCCCGCAGGCGAGTACGCGCTGTACATCGACCTCCCCTCGTCCGGCACGTTCTATGTGGCGTACACCTACGCGTGGCACATCTCTCCGGATGAGAACCCCGGCACGGGTTTGCAGATTGTGCCGAATGAGGACGTGGATTGGGTGCTGGAGTATGTGCTGTGCCGGGCCAAGCAGATCCTTGGTCGCAAGCGCGGGAAGTTCCAGGGCATCACCAACCCCGATGGCGGCAGTGACCCCACGGATTCCAATGAGTTGATTGCGGAAGGCCGCGAGGACCAAGTGCGCTTGGAGGAGGTCATGCTCAAGCGCCGTCGTCCGTTGCTTCCTGTCGTGGATTAAGTCGTGGCCTCCCGGCCTCGGAAGTCTCACATCCCCCGGTTCAAGACGGTCACGGCTCCGCTACAAGGGGCTGTGGCGGTGGCTGAGGTGGAAATGCAGCGGTTCGCCAAGCGAGAGGCGACGCTGTTCAAGAAGGAGATCAAAGACCAAGCCTTCCAGTCTTTCAAGGACCACCCACTCGCTCCGATCACGTTGCAGCGCAAGCTGCTGCACAAGCTCGATCTGCGGACCATGATCGCCACGGGGCATTACGTTGCGTCAATCGGGGTCTTTCGAGAGGAAGGCATCGGCGGGCTGGTGACGTATCGCGTTGGCTTCTCCCCGCTGATGCACGCGAAGGACGAGGATGGCCGCTTCGTTCCGATCACGCTCGACGAGTTGGCTCGCATCCATGAGTATGGCTCTGCCACAAAGAAGATCCCTGCCCGGCCCCATTGGCGGCCCCACTTGCAGGACATGCAGGCGCGGGCTACGCTGCTGGGGTCCGTGATCCAGCGGGCCGTGATGCGTACTGCGCGACGGAGGCAGGCTTGAGTTACCTCCCTGACCCTGTCGCCCTCCCTACGGTGTTCCCTCGCGTCAATGCCAAGGATCTGCAATCCCAGATTCGTTTGATCGAGGAGCAGTATCGCCGGTTCTACCCGCTGATTCAGTATTCGTGCCTGAAGAAAGCTGTCACGCCTTCCGCGCCCACCCTCACAGGGGACCGTCTGGTGGTGGGCAAAGCCGGAACCACCAAGTTTGATCCGGTGTGGGGTGAGTCGGTTGACTCTGCTGCGGTCGAATGGTCCCAGCCGCATGCTACTGCGGGCACGGTTCCTGCGGCTGATGTGGAGCTATACCATACTCCCGTTCCGATCAACGCTCGCGTGCAGCGCATCAACAAAGAGACGCAGTTGAAGAAGTATGGTTTCGACAAGGTGCGCGACCTCACGTTGTTCATCCCGTTGTCGCTGCTCGACCGCGCAGCGATCACGGTCAAGAATGGCGATCTGTTCGACTGGAACGCTCACTCGTACACGGTGATCGAACAGAACACGAATGGCTACTGGAAGAACACTGATCTCTCCCTGTACATGGTGATGAACTGCGAGCAAAGGCGGCGTGGCGGATGAAGATCGACTTGCCTCCGCGCTGGCTGACTGGCCGTGTTCGTCGCGTGAATCTCGACGGCACATTCCAGTGCATGCTGCATCTGGGCTTTGGCGTGCATTTCGAGAAGCGCGTGCATGTCGAGGCCCTGACGTTGCGGAACCTCTCGAAAGAGCAGCACGATGCGGCGCATCATTGCCTGCTGGTGCTCATGGGCGGCAAAGACATTTACGCCCTGACGCAGTATGCGGACGGCGTGGAGCAAGCTGCCCCCTCGCACGTCATGGCTCGCGTGTACCTCGCGGTCAGAGTGAAAGACCTACAGGCCCCAGGGCTGTCCACCGTCCCCGGTGTTTCGCATCCGGTGTTGGCGATCTCTGACTTCATGTCATACCTCGCTACGAAGCGGTATGATGTCGAGGTTGTCAAACACGTCCTGAATGGTGGCCCATGAGCGTCGCGTTCTCGTTTGAAGATACGCTGCGGAAGCACGATCTCGCCATTCTGAATTGGTTGGAGACGCTGACCGTCAATTACGACAACATCGCTGGCACTCCGCGCAACGGCGTGCCGGTCCTGTCGGTCATGGCCACACCGTCCCGGCCATTCGCGTACATTCCGGATCTGCTAGTGTCGCGTGGGTGGATCAGTGGTGCGACTGCCGAGGAAATGAAGGAGAAGGCGGAGGAGAATTGGGACGTTCTTCCGCTCCCCCTCTGCACCATCGTGCGTGGCGAGCCCGCCATCGACTACGAGCAGGCAGGGCCTCCGAAAGTCTATCGCACGCGCTTCATCGACCCAGTGACGCAAAAGTGGGTGCAGCACCCGTGGCCCGGCAGTTACCGTGTCGATTATTCGATCACGTTCTGGAGCCAGAAGCGGTACACTGAGGCGCACATGCGCGAGTGGCTGTACGCGCAGCTTGGTCGGATCGGTGCCGCTCCCTCTGAGTTGTTCATTCCAGTTCACCATGACGAGCCTTGGGGTGTGATCCCGCAGTCCCTCAAGTTCCTGGGCTCTGCGGATCTGTCGGATCTCGAAGGCGAGGAGCAGCGGCTCATTCGCTTTGAGGTGCAGTTGTCCTTGCGGATGATGTTCATGTTCAAGCCGCTGCCGACGCCTGCTGACGAGGGGCACCCGCTGCTGGCGATCCAAGGGACGGTGTGCTACCCGGCTCCTGCCTGCAAGCCCATGCCGGGGGTGCCGCTGGGCCTCTTGGTGGGGGGCTTCCAGCAATCCGCCAATCTCTTTGCGACGATCCTCCCTGAAGAATACTGGCCTCTGCATTGGCCGAAGACCGGCGCTGCCACGGTTGCTCCGAGCCCTGTTGGTCCTGCCTGCAAGCCAGATGGCCTTCTGCTGACGTTGAAAGATCCGGTCGATTCGGTCGAGCTTCTGGAGCGTCCGGTGCCGCTTGATGGGCAAGGGCAAGCCATCGTGCAGGTGTCGTTCTCATACATCAGCGACGCCCCGGTGTCGCTGGAGGTGTTGCAGCGGAATCCCACGACCGATGTGCTGACCCTCGCCAATGAGCGCACACTACCCCCGTCTGCGGAGTGGCGGGAGGTATCGTTCTTCGCCGTGGTTGAGAGCCCCCTGGCGTCAGTGGCGCTCACCGGGCTCGGCACGCTGGCCACGGTGTATATTGGCGGCGTGGACGTGCGGCACATTTATACGCAGCCGTTGATGTCCTTCACCGAGCAAGCGGTCGTAGGCCCTGACGTGGAGTATCGTTGGTCGGGGCTTCCCTCCGCCCCCCTGCTAGTTAGGGTCACGATCAACTCCACCCCCGGCCCTACCTCCCTCACCATCCAGAATGACATTCTCGTTCCCGATGTCAGTGACGTTGTGTCAATCGACTCCACTGTGAACGTCGGTTTCGCGTATCTCATCCAGCCCAAGATTGACTCGCTGGCCCTCCGAGTCTCCGCACTGGTGGCCCTTGCCAGCGTGGCGTTGCACCAGTACGGTGGGCACTACCATCCGAACGAGGTCTGATCCATGTCGAACGTCCGCATCGCCAACAAGCTCGCTCAATCTGTCCGCGTGTCCGTGACGGGAGGGGATGGAAAGGCTGTGGACATCCAGCTTCAACCGAATGGGGTCAGCGACCCTGTGAATGAATCGAAGCTCACCCAGCACACGCGCTCGATGGTCGCCGCTGGGCACTTGCGCCTCCGCCCCGCGTAATCACGCGGTCCAACCACCCCTGCCTCTCCGGAGTCCAAGATGCCTTTCGTCGCCGCTGGTGTTCGTATTCGTGAGTTCGACTTTACCGAGTTCGCGCAGGCCCAGGGCCTCGCCCGGCTCGCGGTCATTGGCGGTGCCAGCAAGGGGCCGCTCAATGACCCCATCGAACTGACCTCGGAAGCGGACATGGTGCGGCGCTTCGGCAAGCCGCTCCTGAACGACTACGCGCTCCATGCGTTGGTGGACTTCTTCAAGCGCGGCAACAGCGCCATCTTCACCCGCGTCGCCAATGGTGCGGCCACGGCGGATCGCCCGATCTCTGGCGTGGACGGTGGCGTGCCTGCGGTCAAGGCGACCGGCAATGCCTCCTTCACCGCCTCGACCAACCCCTCCGATGCCGACAGCATCACCCTCCGCAAGAACGTCCCGACCCTCGCCCTGAACAACGACAACAACGGCGCAGTCGGCAACGTGGTCATCGTCCTCGCAGGCGCGGGCGTGGCTACGCGCATCGGCTTCACCGGCATGGCTGGCGGCACCGTCAGCACCCCGGCCCAGGGCACGCTCAACTTCATCGGCAGTGCCCAGCCAGCCGATGGCGACCAGATCATCATCAGCGATGGCTCCACCCCCGTCACCTTCGAGTTCGACAGCGACGCCTCCGTGGTCGAAACCCCGACCCTGCGGCAGGTAGTCATCGGTGCGGATGCGTACGCCACGCTCACCACCCTCATCACCAAGATCAACGCGGCAGCGTTCAGCGTCTCTGCCGTGACTTCGGTGGTCGAGAAGACCTTCGAGTTCGACAACAACGCCACCGTGACCCCTGGTGCGGTTGGTGTGCTCATCGGCGTGACCGCTGCGGCTACCCTCCAGAACCTCATTTCGGCGGTGAACGCCTGGAACGCCACGCTCGGCATCACTGCGGTTGATGGCACGATCACCATCCCGCAGATCAACTTCACCCGCGATCTCGGCGGCCTTGCTGGCAATGCCACCATCGCCAAGGTCGGTGCCAACATCGGTGTCGTCGGCCTCTCCGGTGGTGTGGATCTCGTCCCTGGCTCCGCCGTGACCGTGATGGGGCTGTACGCCACCTCCCCCGGCACCTGGGGCAACAGCCTCAAGGCGATCATCCAGGCCACCACGGTCATCAACGCCCCGGTCAACAGCTTCGACCTGCTCATCCAGGCCCCTGTCGATGACGCTGGCAACGTGGCGGTTGTGGAACGCTTCAACAACCTGTCGCTGGACTCGACCAGCGCCCGCTACATCGAAGTGGTGCTGCGTGATGGTATCCTGGGCGAAACCAACCCGTCCGAGTACCTGACTGCCGACGTGCTGGTCACGGCTGGCTCGCCCACCGCTGGCACCTACCCCATTGGTGTCGCTCCGGGCAATCCTGGCCAGGATGGCATCACCGGCCTCCTGCCCGCCGATTACATCGGCGTGGTCACGGGCCAGACCGCCACCGGCCTCAAGGCGCTGTCGAACCCTGAGAAGACCGACTACAACCTGCTCGCCCTCCCCGGCGTCACCCACAAGGATGTCCTCCAGGCGGTCCTGGACATGACCGTGCTGCGTGGTGACTTCCTGTACCTCGTCGATACCCCGTTCGGCCTGAGCCGGGCGCAGGCCATCGAGTGGCACAACGGCCTTGCTGGCTATGTGGCCAACGCTCCGACCCAGCCCCTCGATTCCAGCTATGCGACCCTGTGGTGGTCGTGGCAGCGCCGGTACGACGCCTACAACAAGCGTGACGTGTGGCTGCCGCCCTCGGGCTTCATCGCGCAGGCGTGCGCGTACACCGACGACGTGGCCGGTCCCTGGTTCCCCATCGGCGGCCACAACCGTGGTGTGCTCGACACCGACAAGGTGGAGTACAGCCCAGATGCTGCCGAGCGTGAGACGCTGGTTGGCGGCTCGAATCGCGTCAACCCCATCGTCGAGTTCATCAGCGGCATCACCCTATACGGCAACCGCACGCTCCAGCGCAAGGAGTCGGCTCTGGCCGACATCCACGTTCGCCGCCTGCTGGTGTACGCGGAGAAGCTGGTCGCCAACTCGGTGCGTGCCCTGGTGTTCGAGCCGAACGACCCCTACACCTGGAGGAAGTTCGAGTTGCTGGTCAACCCGATCCTCCAGCACATCAAGGACAGCCGTGGCCTGGAGGAGTTCCGTGTGGTCTGCGACGCAACCACCAACCCGTCCGCGCTCCGGAACCAGCGCCGCATGAACGGCAAGATCCTGCTCAAGCCCTTTGGTGCCGCCGAGGTGGTCGAAGCCGACTTCGCTCTGTTCGCCAGTGGTGCCGAGTTCACGTCCAACTTCTAATCACCCGCTGACCTTCCGAGGAATACCACATGCCGCTCGACTACATGGGTGCCAACCACATCGGCGCTGCCGCTGGTAATCACGAGATCCAGCGTTCGAGCAACGCGCTCCTGAGCATCATCGGGCTGGCCGGGGCTGATGACATCACCCTGGCGCTGTCCAACTTCGCCCTGCCGAAGGTGAACAACAACCCCATCGAAGTGGGGTACCTGAATGAGACGCGCAAGTTCGCCGGTCGCCCGGTGTTCGACGACATCAGCGTGGTCGTGAAGGACTACGTCGATGTGCCCGTCAGCCGCGTCCTTCAGAACTGGCGTCGGCTGGTCTATGACCCCGTCACCGGCCAGATCGGGCTGGCGTCGCAGTACAAGAAGACCTGTACCGTCAAGCTCTACGCCCCCAACGGCACCCTAGACCGGGAACTCGTCCTGCTCGGCTGCTGGCCCGCTGGCCTCGACCTTGGTGAAGCCGACATGAACGGCGACGATGTCGTGTCGATCACCATGAACATGACCTACGACAAGTACGTTGTCGGCGGCATCGGCACCCAACTGAGCGTCAGCGTCAGCGTCAGCGCCGGTTGATCCTCTCCTTGTCAGGGCATCGCTCTGACGCTGTGTCAATCCACCCCTCCTGCATCCTGGAGGCATCATGCCACCCCCGTCCTTCTCCATCACCCTCCCGTCTCGCGGCGTCCTCTACGGAGGCGACCTTCCGGAGATTCCGGGGGGTGTGGTCCAGATCCGCAAATGGACTGTGGCCGAGCTTTCGTTCCTGGAAGCCCAGGGCGAGGATGTCATGGGCCGCATCCGCAGGATCGTGGATACCTGCACCATCCTCCCCAACGCCTTTCCGGCTGAGAAGCTGCTGATCGTGGATCGCTTTGCGATCCTGCTCGCCCAGCGGGTCTTCTCGGTTGGCACCCCCGTCCTGCTGTACGATTTCCGCTGCACCTTCTGTGGCCAGATCAGCTATAAGGTCAAAGGGAACATGCAGGAGGAGTTCGAGGACAAGATGGCAGGGGATGACCTCGCGGAGCCGGTGGAGGTCGATCTCCCGGATGCCGGTGTGAAGTTGGGCCTGCGCTTCCTGCGCGGCTACGACGAGGAAGCCGTCGCCAAGATCGCCAAGCGCGTCAAGATGGCCTCCAATGACGGCGCAGACCCCTCCAGCACCATGCGGATCGCCCGGCAGATCCTCACCATCGGCACCGAAACCCGCGACGCCAAGGAGAAGGAGTTGTTCGTGAAGGGCCTCTCCGTCTCGGACCTCATGGTCGTGCGCCGGAAGATGGATGCGCTGGAGCCGGGCGTGGACACCACCTTCCATCCAACTTGCCGTCACTGCGGTGCCGACAACGAGGTGGATATGCAATTCACTGCGGAGTTCTTTCGTCCAACCGCTGTGTAGTCTCGACGTATTGGACTCCAATGCGTTCTTCCTGTCGTACCATGGGAAGGGCTACACCAAGGCTGACATCGACGGTATGACCCTGGATGAACTGAACAGGCATACCACCCGGTTGCACGGTCAGCTTGAGGCGGAACGGAAGCACCAAGAACAGATTGCCAACAGCATGAAGCGCAAGCGCCCCCACTGATTGCGGTGGTGGCGGGCCTCACTACGCTGCTCCCACGAGGTCCCAATGCCTGCTGAATGGAAACGCGCCCTGTGGACATACGACGCGGTGGGCCTCGGGCACACCAACGTCAACATCATGAATGCCATAGAGGCGATGCTCCTGGGCACTGGCTGGGAGCGCCCGTCGTGGGACACTGCGCTGAACCGCTTGTTCGTCCGCTCGGATCGTCGGACCATCGTGCTGACCAACGATGCGGTCGGAGCCTCCGGCAACGTGGCCATCACCAAGGTTGATCCCAACTCCCGCATCACCATCGCTGGCATGTCGGGCGGTTCGTCAACGGTCAAGGCTACGGGTTCGATCATCTTGAACGCTTTGGACGTGTTCGATGCCAATTCGGTGACGATCTCTGATGGCACCAATCCTGCCAAGGTCTTCGAGTTCGAGGCGGGGGCTGCGGCTGCACGCGGCAAGGTTGCCTTCCTCGGCCAGCCTGCGGATGGCGATACGGTGGTGGTGAATGACGGCGTGAACCCTGCTGTCACTTTCGAGTTCGACAGCGATGCGTCTGTGGTCGAAACGGCCACTCTCCGGCAAGTCATCATCGGTGGCGACTTGTCCACCACGCTCTCGAACTTGTCAGCGGTGGTGAATCTCGCGCCTACACTGGCGATCACGGCGAACGTCGGCCCGCTCAATTCGGTGCTGCTGGTCAACGATGTGGCTGGCGTGGCTGGCAACGTGGCCCTGTCAGAGGTGGGGGCCAACATCGTGGTTGAGGGGATGACCGGAGGCGGTGGTGCCATCGGTGTGGGCGGCGGTGCTGTCTCGGTCACTCGCGGTGCTACCGTCGAGGATACGCTGGCCAATCTGGTGGCTGCCATCAATGGAGCCGCGAGCCTGAACGTCACTGCCAAGTGGCAGAATCGTTGGACCTTCAACGGTGATGGACCGTGGCAGCACTGCGGCATCCATGTCTTCAATGACACCGTCAACGCCACGATCGTCATTCGGACATTCCTGCAATTCCCGTCCGGATATGGCAATCAGATTTCCTCATTTGCGGCGCACCAGATCGAGATCGTCTATTCCGACACCGCCCCCAACACGTTCCAGTTCTACGCTGGTGAATACGGGTTCTTTGGCGAGTGCGGGCGCGACGGCGAGAAGGTGAATCTGGCGCACTGGTTCATTGCAACCTTTGAGCCCATGCCTGAACTTTTCGGCACTGACGATGCGCGGGTCTTCTGGACCAGCCAGGGTGTGCCCATGGACCTGTTCGGGGATCTCAAGTTCACCGCTACCCGCAACCAGCGGTTCTCCGTGGCCGACGCAGGCAACCGTAACTTCACCTCCAACTTGCAACCGCGTTCGGTGCGTGGGCACCAAGCCGTCTCCTTCGACACCCCGGTGGTGGTGGACGATTCGGTGATGTCCATCGGCCCGATGGACAACGTGTTGGGAGCCGCCATCACGCAGATCCGGGATGGCTCAATGCTGGGCACCCTCTACACGTTCGGTTTGTCTCAGACACCTCGGGATGGGAAGTACCGAATCTCGCCCATGCTGCTCCGGCAGTCCTGGGGTGATTGGGTGGACGTTGGTGTGAATGCTGGTGACGGGTTCAACTTCTATGCTCCCGACACCACCCTGCTGGTGTTTGACATTCGGCGGTGGCGTCGCATGGCGAAGTTCGCCGTGGTCGATCACACCCTCATCCCCTTCGTCAATCTCATCGACGAGGTGACTGGCATCGAATACTACGTCTCGCAGATCGCGGATGGTGGCCGCACTGCCAATCTCGCCATCGAGTACACCGCTGACACTGTGTCAATCCCCGCGACCCCCTGAAGGTTGACCTATGAGCTACGGTTCCGCGATCTCTCCGAAGACGGTCCACGATACCGCTGTGCGGTCATTGACCAAGGCAGCGTACGCCCATTTGGCGGCCAAGGCGTTGGTTCGGGCTGGCATGGTCCCCCTCCCGCTGTGCTCGTCCTACGATGCGCTCGACTCGCGGTATGAGGAAGGACTGTATGGCTTTGGCGGCTTAGTCCCGTTCGTGTTCTTCTTCGACTTCCCCTCGGCTGACACCTTCACAGTTGACGGGGTTGTTTATCGCCCCTGCCTCGGCATGCGGTATTCTGGGGAGGGGATACCGACCAGTGATGGGTACTCCGGGGAGACGTTCGCATTCGACCTGTACGCTCGACCGGCGACGACCTGTGACGTGACCACGTTCCGGTCTGAGCAGTATTGGCGTTCATTCGGGACCGAAGGCTACGGCATGGGGGGCGGGACCAGCCCGTGGGCCTCGTACGCCAACGGCGCGGTCTATTACAACCACAAGTGGCTTCCGACCAATCGCCCGGAGTGGGCATCCCTCATTGGCTCCGCTGGGTATGCCCCGCTGGTGGTGGGGAACGTCTTCGTGTCGCTCGGCAAAGGTGGGCTGGCTGTCAGCATCGGGCGGAGCCCCGCCGTTCCGGAGTTTGCCAGCTACCATTCGTTCAGCGTGGTGTTCCATGGCGACCGCATCCCGAGTCGTGGGCTGCCGCCGATGTCGGACACGAATCGCAACTTGTTGAATCCAACGGCGCTGATCCAGCACCGGTCAACTGACGGGGGTCACCTCGCGGTGCCCGGTGCGTACCACCACGCGGCTTTGGCGCTTGGTGGTCAATATAATCGGATCGTGCCACAGGCTGTCGATGCCGGTCGGCGCTTGGCGATGGTGCATGTCTATCTGCTCAACCTGAGCAACTTGGAAGAGAATAACGCGCACTACGACAAGTATGCTTTCGTCCGCAAGTCGCCGCGTGCAGTGCTGGGGGTTGGTCGTCACATTCTGGAGCCTCTGGTCGGGTACCTGAATAACGAATATCTGTTTCCCACCCCGATCATGGGGCGCGTCAACCCTGACATCAGCACCACGCTGGCTTGCCCGAAGTGGGAGGATTACTTCTATGCTCCATACGCTCGCTGGGCGGACATCACGGCTCCGTTGGGCGAGTATGTTGACCCCGACACGTCGCTGAATTGGTGGATCACTCCGCCGCTGGCGTCGGGCGCGAAGCTCGCCTTCAACGTGGAAGGCGCGACCAACACCACCACCGCAACCCTCCCTGCATATGGCGCAGCTACGACCGAGTCGTATGACCTGACCTCTGCGGGCTTCTCGTCAGTGTTCCCGCGCTCACCGGTGCTGTTCCCCCAGGAGGACAGCATAAGCGGCGGCCTCATTTCTCAGAACTTCACTCCGGTCCCTGCCACGAATGCTATGGTCGCAGCGTACGGGTTTGTGAACGTGGGGTACTTCCGCCGCACGCGCATGACCATCCCGTCACCGACGAGTGAAGATCGGGAGGAGTTGTTTGAGGCGGTGTTCCGTGCCCATGTGCGCTCGACCCAGACTGTCGCCCCCATCGGCATCGCTGACACCCCTTCGTTCCGGTTCTTCGTGAGCGATGTGTTTGGCAATGTATTGTTCAATTCGTTGGTCATCCTCGCCGGTCGTTCGTCCGGTGAGCAGGGCTACAACTTGACGGAGTATGCGGTGCCGCTGCCTCGGGCACATCGGGCAGACAGCGTGCTGGCGTTGGCTGGGGGGTTCATGTTGGGCTTCAGCGCGCACGATCCGGATGTGGCATTCTGCGCTGGTGCATGGGAGATTCGGATCGAGGACATCCGCCTGCGTCGGCGTAAGCGCGTCTAAGCCATGCCTGTCACGCTGACCCCTTCGTTCGCCCTGCTCACCGGGTCGAATTACCTGAAGCGCACCGCCGCTGATGCGTACTACACCACGAATGGTTTTGACGAACTGTCCGTGTCGGTGTGCATTGACCCTGAGTTGGTGTGGTCAGCCGGTCAGAGCGGCACGATCATCAGCAAGCACCGCACGGACAACAACCAGCGGCAGTTTCGCGTCACCTACAATGCGGCCAATGGGCTCATCACCGTTGCGCTGTGGTCGAATATCGCATCGGGCACGGCAGCGTGCTCTCGCGTCACGTCGGTTGGCCTGCTCACTCGCGGTGTGTTCACCTTCGTCTTCAATGGCGCGTCACTGGACCTCTATATCAACGGCGTGCTCCGCAACGGCACGCTGACCGGATCGGTCCCCGCGACGCTCGGCACTAACAATGAGCCGCTGGCCATCGGAGCGGAGGAAACCACTGGCACGCCAAGCAATCTCTGGCGCGGTGCGGTGTACATGGTGGCTCTGTGGAACATCGCGCTCTCCGGTGCTGAGGTGGCTACGATCCTCACCGATGGCTTGATCCCTGCTGCGCTGGAGGGCGGTGCCTATGCCCCGCAGATCGTCTGCGAGCACACCAACATCACGCAAGGGGCCAGTGACAAGCGGGTGACGGGGTGGAATGATCTCACGGGCAACCTGTTTCACCTGACCCCCGATGCCGTCTCCGGTGGCCTCCCCTTCGCGCAGTTGGCTGGCGGTTCACTCCTGCTGCTGTCGAGCTATTGGAATGATTCGCTGCTCGACCAAGGCAACGTGGGGCTCGGTGAGGGGTTGTCATCGACGTACACGCCTGCGCCTCCGTTCCAGCTTTGGGGGCCGTCAGACGCGCCTCCGACTCGCGCCTCGTACCGCGACGGCAAGCATGACTTCACCATGCTCATCCGCGCCCGGCGCATCGCTGGCACGTTGGAGACGTTGTATCTGCAACTGTATGGCGTTGAGCTTCGCTACCAGTCGTCGAGCTTGGAAATGTTCGCCATCGTGGGCGTCGATACCACGCTGACCAACCAGAATGTGAAGGTGAGTTACGGCATCGGCATCTTCCCTGTTGAAGGCTTGACCGTAGACATCGTGGTGCGGTTCAACGCTGAAGAAGATGATCTCGATCTGTTCATCGGCCCGGTGCAATACGCCAAGACTCCGACCGCCAGTGATTCGTATTATGACGGCACCACGTTGACGATGTCGGATGAGGCTGACTTCTCCGTTGCTGCGCTGGTGCCGATGGTCCTGCCGGATGCACAGGTGGTCACGCTGCTGTCGCAGTTCAAGCATGTGGCATCGTCACCGCTTCCGTTCAACGTGACGAAGCCAGGGCTGTTCGAGCCGGATCACATCACTGACTACGTTCCGGACGATGCTGCAATCCCCGCTGCGGTGGCCCCCTTCAACGTGTCCGCCGCCCTCCTGCTCCCGCTTGGCACCCCCTTCGCGGCTCCAACTGCTGGCTTCCCTGTGCCGGGGTTGACGCCTGACGTGTACGCCCCCGCCATCCCGGTGCCAACCGCGTTGATCGACCCGTTGCCCGTGGCGATCTCTGTGACGGTCGATCCTCTGCATGAAGTCACCGTGATCGGTGAGGCTGGCATCACCGACACGAATACGATCCACTGGTGGGAGGTCGAGACTGGCCCGCCAACGTCGGACGTGTCTGCCGTGAGCCTGCGGTACTACACCGAATTGTTCTTCCTGTCGCGTGCCACTGACATCCGCTCGTTCTTCATCCCCTCTGGGATGCAGTGGAACGGGAAGCGTATCCGGATGGTGGTCATGGCGACGGAAGATCCGGCCCAGGTCTGGTACTCGAACTGGCTGACCATGACGGGCGACGACTTCAACAACGGCGGTGGTGCCGCCATGAACTACGTCATCCCTGTGCCCGTGATTAACACAGTGTCAGTCAATCCGGCCACGCATGAAATGTTCATGGACGGCACGGTCGGCATCATCACCTCTGATGTGATCCCCAATCCGCCCGTGGACGTGTGGTGGGAAGTCGAAATGTCGCCGGGCGAGTTCTTCGCCGTGGTCGATCAGCGGTTGGTGGCGAGCGTGCCCGCGCCCGCGTCAATCGTGGACGCCTTTGTCATCCCCTTCCAGACCAACTTCCGAGGCAAGTACCTCCAGTTGGTGGTGCGCGGGACGTACAGCGGTCAGGTGGTCAAGTCGCTGCCGTTCTTCATGGCCGACGCGGGCTACGACCATGGCAAGTTCACCCCGCAGCCCCTCCCGCCCGGCCCCGGTGGGTTCCCTGCCGAGGTGCCTGCACAAGGTCTGGGCGACATTGGTGTGCGAATCCGCCGCACCTTGGATTTCACCACCCGTCGATAGGCTCTCACCATGGCCAAGAGCTTTTCGTCGAATGCTGCCGTCATCTATTCGATCACCTGCATCGTGACGGGCCGTGTGGCCGATGGCAATGCAACCCATCACCACGGCTGGATCGCTGAAAGGGTTGCCTAATGGCTAAGAGCTTTGCGATGAATGCCATCGGGTTCATGCTTCAAATAGACGACCAGTTGACCCCGGCTCTCGCATCTGCGGAGAAGTCGTACGGCAAGTTCGTCAAGAAGCTCGACATGTGGAACACGAAGGCGTTCAAGAGCGCCACGCGAGGATTCTCCGGTCTGGCCAGGGTTCTCGACGGCTTCACCCACGCCCCCGCACAACTCGCGTCGGTCTATACCCGCGCTATTCGGTCGCTGAACAAGGCATCGAACAAGTCGTCGCTACGCTTGAACGTGGACTTCAGCAAGGGTGCCCAGAAGTCTCTCAGCGTAACGATCTCGCGTGCGGTGGCGGGTGCTCTCCGTAAGGGAACCTTTGGCGTTGGTGGGCGGGGTGGTCAGATCACCATCCCCAGGTTCGCCAAGGGTGGCTTGGTCGGAGGCAAGACATCGACCGGCCCCCCGAAGGACAACATCCAGGCGCTTCTCAGCGAAGGCGAGCGTATCATCGGCAACAAGGACTACCCGATCCTGGAGGAACAGATCGGGCAGGTGCGCGACGCTTCTGGCAAGTTCGTGAAGGGCCTTCCTGGTGAGTTGTCGAAGGCCAGCAAGGCGTTTGATGGCTTCACCAAGTCGCTGGAGAATCTGGCGCAGATCCAGGAGGCCGGGCTCGATCCTTCCGCGCCTGCGAAGTATGCCGCGCAGTTGGTCAAGCTCAAAGCGGTGCAGGCGTTGTTCTTTGCCCAGATCAAGGCGGGCTCCAATGACTTGAAGTCAAAGCTCGTGCCCCGGCTGTTGGCGATGAACGCGCAGATCAAGGCGCTGAAGGGGAACACTACGAACGCGGCTGGTCCGCTGGAGAAGCTGCTCACGAAGGTGCTCGGCCCGGCCCGGTTCTTGGCGATCAATGCCGCGCTGGAAAATGTGCAGGAGAACTTCTTCAACCTGAAGAGCGCCGGGCAGGACGTTGCCCGTGCGCTGGACATCAGCGGAGACGCGGGCGGTCTGGTGACAAACTTGCAGGAAGCCAACAAGGTGCTCGGCCTGTCGGCAGAGGGCTTGAGGGCGTTGCGTCATCGGCTCTTGGCGGCGAGTGCGACACTCCCCTTGAGTGTGGGTGGTGTGGACAAGCTCACGGAAGCGTTTGGTGCGCTGGTGGATGCGGGTGCCGGGCAGGAGGCCGCAGAAGGCTTGATGAATACGGTGGGCTTGATGGAGCGTGCCACTGGCATGGCTACCGCATCCGCAGCCGGGCTCGCCACGGTGCTCAACAACGACTTGAAGTTCTCCGTCGAATCGACCAAGGGGGTTATGGCAAGCTGGGCAGCCCAGCAGGCCGCGCTCGACATCAATATGTCCGAGTTTGCGGGCACCATGGAGGAGGTTGCGCGTTCCAATTCACGGTTCTTCGACTCACTCGGTCCCGAGCAGGCGGCGAAGGCCCTGAGCAGCATTGGTTCGCTGGTGGCTGGCGCGACAAAGTTGAGCGTCACGGCGGGGTCAGAAGTCGCGGAAATGTTCAACAACCTCGCGGACCCTGAGAAGTTCGCGGCAGTGTCCTCGACTCTGGGGCTTGTGGGCGCGGATCTTGGACAAGCGTTGGCAGCAGGTGGTCCACAAGCCTTGCTGCAAGGGTTCCAGAACATGGACCCGACTACGATTGACCGGGTGGCGGCTTCGTTGGGCATGGGTGCCGATGCGGTGCGAGTCTTCACGACGCAGGCCGCCGAGTTGCGAACTGCCGTCACGTCCGCTTCAGACGCGTCCATGAATCTCGGGGATTCCCAGGAGTATTTGACGAAGCGCATCACCGGCAGTCAGACCACCTTCCAGGCGTTGAAAGAAGGGGCCGGGGCGCTCGTACAGCGTAAC